AAGAGTGTCTCGATAACTTCCGGTTGTAATGTCTTCCCTCGAAGAGTCAACAGTGCGCCCGAACCGACTTGTCTCGAAGCGCCGTCGCGACTTATCATCGTAACGCCTAGCGTCTCGCGGTTCCGCCACTCAAAGCTTGATTGCATGAAGTGCGCGCGGCGGATCGCGTCGAGTTCTTCGTCGTCCACGTTCGCCGCTTTGGTCCCGTCGGATTGAACGAACCCGCCCGCGTAAACTACCTGTATATTTTGAAACCCGACCGGCCACTTATACGACCCGGACCCGTACACGACCAGGCCGCGCCGATCGTTCGTTCGATAGTCCGACGAGGCGAGCGCGGTCGCGGCCGCGAACGTCTGGTCGCCGTCGATATTGACCGACGTTATACTTGTGATCGGCCAACGCCGCACCCGTAGAGTCGAGACTCCGCCGTCGAAGACTTCTGTCTCGCTCGCCGAGTACAGAAGTTTCCGCCGGAGTTCTCCGTCGATACGCGCTTGAACTCCCTCGAGCCATTCCGTCAAGACCGCGTCGTCGTCCGTGTCGTCTATGCCAAGATCGGCTTTCGACTCTAACAGTGTAGCGATATACAGCATTACTTTAGTACCACCTTACCACGGCGAGAACTTCCGCAGAACTTAACGCGGTCGGAGTTCCGTTAGAAGATACCTGCAACTCGAGCACCGCATTTGCGGACATGCTTAACCATTGGTCGACGGCGAGATCGTAATACGCGTCGCCCGTAATCTCGTTCCCCGCCGTGTTCGTTACGCTCGAAACAAGGTTGCTTCCGATCGTGAGGTTAGCAACTTGAAAAGACCAGTTCGTCCCCTCGTTCGATCCGGTTGTCGCCGTGTCTGACACGATACCTACTGAAACAATAGTACAAGCGACAGGCGCGACGAATATATACTTCTGGTCGGCGGCCGAAAACGGCGTCGCCGTTATGGTCGTCTTTGTCTTTAGCGCCGTGCTCGCTTCGCTCGGACTAACGGACCCCGTCGGAAAGATCCCGCGCAAGAGGTTATGTAATATCGCCCGCCCGCCAGGGTTCGAGGTACTCTGCGCGAATGCAACCGCGACCGAGAGGCCGAGAAGCAACGCGACCGAAGCAAACAATTTCGCATTTAACCTTTTCACAATAGACACTCCTTATCGTCCACGCGTGACACGTTGCCCGCGTGTTATGTATTGCCGAGAACGTTGTTCCCTGTTCTGTGTTTCCTTCGCCTCTCTATTGACAACAGAACCCGACGGCCGTCCCGTATGGGAACTCTCGCGACGGTCGTCGTTGCTCTGTGTCTTTGCTTTCAAGTGTGGTTAGTCTCCGACTGTTGCGCTTATCGTAGACGCGGAGGTTCCGTCGACTACCATATAGACGGGACTGTCCCCAGGCGCGACGAAGAGATCCGATCCCGCCATGTTAAGACGGTCGTTCGTTCCGGACCCTGTTCCGTACGTCCCGACTAACGCGCGATACTGTTCGGTTACTTCGTACAACTTGTCGCCCGCCGCGCCCGCAACTGTAAGCGGAGACGAGAGATAAACGTTCGTTGTAGATATTGCGCCGACGATCGTCGCGTAAAGGACGGTCCCGTTAACGTGCTGATAAACGACCGAGTTACCAGTAGTTACCGCGCCGCCTGTATTTGTTATCCATATATTAGTCGTCGAGATCGCCGCCGCCGTTGTCGGCACGTACCCGCCGCCGCCGCCCTTTGCGTATATCTTCAATACGCCGCCCGTCTTGTCGGTCGTTGCGGAGAAAGACTTAACGCGAAGAGGCGCGTCCTTCCTTCCGAACGTTACCGCCGCCGACGTGCTACCCGTTGCGAACTTCGATTGCGAACCGGCGTTCGCGTTCAGTACTGCGAGAAGCGGCGACATGATTCCGACGAGTGTCAGTATCGCGACGTCTCTTGCATTCCATCCTCTGAATAATTTCATCGTCTCTTGCTCCTGGTTGTTGTTTCGTTTCTCTTCTCGGTCTTCGTGCTTAGTTGTCTCGGTTGCGCCGAATAACCACCGGGCGACGCGTCGTCGCCCGGCGCTAGTCCCTCCCTTATACGGCCGCAGTTTTCAACGTGCGGAGTGTGTTGACCGGCTTGCGCTGAATGTCAGCATTTACCACGCCCCGGAAAGCGGTTTGATTCTTTCCGAACAGGTAGTCGGTCGAAGTGGAGACCATGATACCGCCGACAAGACCGACGATCATTGCGGCCAAGTCACCGACGGCCATAAAGCCGGTATCGACGGCGTCGTCGATCTTGTCCGGCATTGCCTCTTCGATTACGAGAGGCATCATTTTACAAAGCGGATCTCCGCTATCACGGTGCGTAATGATCTTCGACTTACCCGACCTGTCTATGTCCTCGAGAATCCCCTGTACGTAGAGACTCATCATATAGGACGCCCTAACCCGTCCTTGCTTGTGCAACGCGCCCAGGGCCGCGTTAAGCGCCGCGTTGTCCACGTCACCGAAGGACGTCTTTCCCGCCCCCATAGATGTAACGTATGTCGCTTCGTTGAGAATACCTGTTAGCGAATCATAGGTACTCGTTCCGTCCGCGAGAACAATCCAACCGGCAAGGCCGCCGACCAGGGAATCCCGAAGCAAGTCCATTGCGATCGAGCCGAGGTTGAGCGCGCTCATTTGCAAGAGGCGATTGTCGATCGGAAAGTAAACGTACTTCTCGTCCGGGGTAAGAGACATCTGTCCGAATGTCGGAGAACTCGCGGACATAGCTGTATCAACCGTCGCCCTCGAACCCTGCATCGTCGGCCGCGTAAGAAGATACGGAACCGTTACGTTGCCAGGCAAACCAGGAAGAAACTCGACACGTCCGAGAAGGTCGCTTACTTCCTCGACAGACTCGAAGTACGAACCCGCGTCGAGAGACGTCGGTACGAGATAACTTCCTGTCGTCGCGCCCGCCTCGAGCGTTGCTCTCTGACTCGACGGAAGTCCGTCCCTTGTCTCGGGTGCAACAGTATCTCGCCATGCGGTAATAGCTGTTTCCTCGCGTTCCTTAAACACGGTCGGAACTTCCTGTCGCAACTTCCCGGCCATTGTCGAGCGTATCATCATTCCGAACACTTCGACATTGTGTCGAGACTGTGCGTCGGCGGTAACGATCGTCGAGGCGACACGCGCTTTCTGTTGCATTTCCTTGATAGCGTTATCGCGCTCTTCGACGGCCTTGCTTACTGTCTCGATCTCTGCGCGTAACTCTGTGATGATTGTCTCGCGGGCCGTTGCTCCGGCTTCGATCTGGTCAACGCGGGCGCTTGCGTCGGCGTCCTTGTTTCCGCGCGCTTCGATCTGCGCTCGAAGTTCCTCGATTGCTTTGCGAATTTCCTCGTTCATGTTGTCCCCTTGATTTGTGAAGTCAGGTTTCGGATCTCTTCTAGTATTGCGACAGAGTCGCCATTGTCCGCCGCCGTCGCGCCGTCGCGGCCAATAGCCTGCATGGATCTTGATAACTCTCTAATTGCGCCTGCTATGTTCCTTTCGTTCCGTTCGTTTATTTCGGTTTCAATCTTCGCAAGTTCTGCGCGCCCGGCCGCGACGTCAAGAGATACCATCATAGCGCCCGCGCTTCGGACGCCGCTATTGAATGCTCGAGACAACGCGTCGCGATCCGCGCCGACAGGGACCGCGCTATATTCGTGCATTTCCGAACGCGTCGAAACCCATACCTCGTCGACCCGGACTAGCCAAAAGTCGACGACTTCCGGTTCCCAATCTTCGCCGAGGTAATCCTCGACCGCTCGAAGATCCCACCATTCAAGTTTGAGCGTTGACCAACCGAACGACCAGGCGCGCATGTAGACTTCGTCCGCGTCGTTCAATCCGTAGAGGTAAGCATACTCCCGGCCGAGTTCTGTATCGGCGAACTGTGTTGTCGATACCATGCCTCGCGCGTCCGACTCTATCCCGAGACTGCGACCGATAACAGGCGAATGCGAATCGTCCGCGAGACCGTGTCGAGCTTGAACGACGGGGTTCTTTTCAAAGAACTTTTGAATTATCCCGTCGGGCAAAACGATCCCGCCGTCGCGCGCAAGCTTGCGAGTCATTACGACGTTACGGATTGTCCGCTTGTCCTTGTCGATCGTCGGCGTATCTGTTGTCACGCGAACGAGTCGCTCGGGTACTGTTGTACGTGCTGGCATAACATCTTCCCTCTATTCTTCCGCGTCTAACTCTTTGCGACAGTCTTCCGCGTACGCGATAGCAGACTCCGCAATCTTTGCTAGTTGCTCCAACTCCGGAACGCGCTTCGCGAGATCCGCGTCGACGTCGGCGAGGACTTTCGTCGCGGTCTTCTTTTCTTTCTTCAACTTTTTAACACTCTTACCGAGTTCCTTTTTAACGGCCTTTGGAGTGTCCTTACCCGCCTCCGCGACAAGCGCCTCGGTCGCGTTCAAGTCACTATCGAGAACGGCAAGCTTCTCGGACGTCGCCGCGCGGATCTCCGCGAGGTCGTTCGCGCCGTGCTTGTAGTGCTCGACGGCCTCGAGTGCTTTCTTTACCTGTTCGTCGGCCTCGTCGATCTTCGAGACCGTGTCGAGTAGGTTAGCCAAAGGGTCGACCTCGCCGCCTCCGGCCTCGGCCTCTTCCGTTGCGGTCCCGTCTGGTTCGAGTATAACGTCCATCTTGCCACTTGAAGAGATAACCGCGACGACCAGGCAACCAGGCGCGCGACGGCGAACAGTACTCGCCCGATTCTTTATGCGCTCGAGCGGCGCGCCGAGGTCGGCATACTTGCAAAGCTTGTTGAGGTCTTCGCTAAACTCGATCTCTTCGCCGCTCTTCACTATGCAGACCAGGTCGTCGAGTCCGCTCGCCTCCACTATGCCCGGAAGCAACGCCTTAACTAACGACATGTCGTTAATCATTCCTCGAGGAATCTCTATCTCGTCCACAAAATACACGCCGCCGATAATGTCCATTCTTAACCCTCGCTCGTTTTCGCCGCAACGAATGTTAACATACAAGTACAATGCACGACCTCGGCGGCCGGGAGTCGCGGCGACCCCGGCGCTTCGGCGGCATGTCCGTTTACTGAAAAGTCTTCGTCGAGGCCGATAGGCTTCGCGAGGTATTTACTCTGCGCGGCCGAGTGAGCGACGCGAGGCATAGCCGACGAACCTTGTAACCAACCCTTGCTTAAACCGCCGACGTTAAGCGCGGCGGTTAGGCGTCCCTGGTTTACGATACCCGTCGTTTGTGTCTCGGCGATTGCGCGCGGCCGAACCTTGTCCGCGCCGACGCCCTTGTCCGCGTAGTACTCCGCGATCCGCGCCTCGGTTTGATCTATCGTCCATCCTTCCGAGAACGCGTCAGAGAATATGTTACGAAGGTCGCCCTCGGTTGTGTCGTTAATCTTCGTCCCTTGGAATTTACGAGACTCGATCGCCGCTTGCGCTCGCGGGTCGTCGATCGAGAACGGGTTATCTTTGTTTGCGAGTCCCTGTTCCTCGTTGAAGAACTCCCATCCGTCTTGCAAGTGTTCAGTCCATAGCGGCGCAAAGCGCGCGACGAGTGCGGGGTTCTCTTCGTCCATCGGGAACACATGCTCGACCGCCTGGTCCGGAGTGTCGAACACTTCGTCGACGAGAGGTTCGTCGTCGTTGGCGCGTGTCTCGCCCTTTGCGGCCCGCTCTGACTTTATGCGAGAGAGTACGCGGCCGCGCTGTTCGAGGAAGAACTTCGTCGCCTTAGTCGCCGCTTGCTTCTCGCGGGGTTTAACGAACGCCTCGAACGCCTTTTTAAGTCCTTCCCATTCCTTCGGCGTTACGACCTCGCCGACTTCCTCGTCCTCTCGAGATCCGAACGCGCGAGAGAGTTTATCGAGCGCCGCCAACAGACCGGCGTCAGGGTTCTCTCGCTTGCCTCCAAGTTCACAAACGGCGGCGAGCGAGCGAGCCTTATCCTTTGCGGCGCGGGAACCTTCCTCGGGTTCGCCAACGTCTGTTACTGGTTGCAAGTTGAACGCTACGACGCCGACGTTCGTCGGGTGATCTGGCAAGCCGAGGTCGAGGAACTCGTTTATATCATTCGGCAAATACCCGGAAGTCCGCAACTCTGAAAACTGCGCGATTCGGGTTCGACGGTGTTCGACAAGGACGACGATCTGGTCGGTATCAAACCAAAGCTCGAGACCGCGAGAAGCGCCGACAACACGCCGCGCGGATCGGCGGCGCATTTGTCGCCGCATAGTTGCGCGCTCGGAGAACGTCGGAGTCGCCGACCTGGTCGTCGTGTTCTTCCATTGGTAAAGGTCAACGAGGAACCTTTGCAACGCGCCGCTAATGCGAGCGAGTTCGGCGAGTCCTGTCTCGTC